ATAATTACGAAACTGCCCGGGAGTCAAAGAGGGTGTTGGATTAAGATCTTCAAGGATTGGAACACGTAACTCACAAACATAGCGAACACGAAGTTCACCAATAACAGAGTTATTCACACATCCCTGAGTGGAAATGAAAAAATTGGCAGCATCGTACGTCTTAACATCCGTATTCAGAGGCTGAGCCCCTGGACGGACAAAACGCGCGTCACCTTTATTCAATTCCTTACAGTCAACAGTGAGAACAAGAGTCTCAACACACGGCATAGCATCAACATGTGGAACAGTATCTTCCACTTGCTGTTTGGACGCGGGATTTGGATCACTCGCATCATAATCTAGAGAAAGCATAACCTTGCCAGTCGTGCCATTGGGTGCAAATTCAGATACTTCTCTTTTGTAATAGAACTGCAGTTTGTGAAAAAGGTACTTCTCATACAACGCAGCAATCTTGTTTGCCCAGGGAAATGTGGAACTTTGCCCTGGGTTAACTGGATACTTAGTTGTAACAAAAGCAGTACTACCATTTACTTCCGCGATGTACTCATCCTCGCTTATTAGCTGAGATCTCCGCGTGGTAGCGCCTTTGTTCGTGATGGCTGACTTCAGACTCAGACCAGCACTTTGAGAAGAATTGACATTTTTGTTTTTTCCTTTTCCCCCTTTCTTTTTCTTTTGCATCGCTCCCAACTGTTGCTCCATCTGGAGTTTCATTTGGTAGAACTTGGTCAAGGGACCGATCACCCTCGCCTTCGCCTTCTGCGCTTTCGTTTTTGTCATCTCGTTTAGAAAATACTTTCGACACTTTTAGTTTTTTCTCGAAATGGGGTTTACGTCGAGGTTCCACTAATTAAAGTTCCACCACTCGGCAACCCAAACACACAGAAAGGCACGCACTAACTCACATTAAAGGGGGGGTTCGTTAAACCCCGGGAAACATCCCTGTTGCCCCGCGGCGACTGAACTAACAGTCACGCGTATATAAAGTGTCAAACACAGGATCAACTACGTAGGCAGGCAGAACAGAAATGCTATCCAGCAAACGCTCACACCGCAGAACCTCACATTCAGTCAACCCATATCGATGAAAGATGGCATTCAGCCCTTCCTCCCGATTGTATTCCAAGACATCACACGCCATGACCGCCACAGATTTAAACTTCCAACGCCTGTCTAAGTGCGCACAGAGCACAAAAGAACGTACTCCCAACCGGCGCATAGCAAAGACAAACGCGCCAATAATGGGTACACAACGCGGCGCTTGCACACCGGTACCTATGGCATAAGCCATCATAGAGGCCAAAAGCTCCCTACTAGGCGTGGATATTCCTTTCTGTAGCGATCGCCACAATTCCACTGGATCGGTGAATACTTTTCCCAGTTTTAAGACACAAGACGGCATCGGCACCCACACGAATGCAGGTAAATTCCACCATCCCTTCAAAAAAGTGACTTGCGAGAACGATTGATTGCGAACAAGTTTAGCATCAAACCCCATTCGCTTCATCGCCTCCACAAGATCCAACTGAAAATACAATAGCCTCCAAGCCAGATGAGCCAAAATATTATTAACAGTATTGCCAACAGTGGTATCTGCTCCACCAGTA